ATATATTTTTCTTGGAGCCACTGCGACATAGGTCGCTAGTATAGCATATTGTATGGAAGGCAGACTATCGATGACTGGTTGCCAACAACAGGTTGAACACATTGTCCGCTAGACGCGACACCAAGAACCCAATGACCAACCCACCACCGATGAGCAGCATGCGCCAGCGTTCTAGTTTATCGACCCGTTCTTCTAATTGCCTAGTTTGAGTTTCCATCTTATCCGTCAACTGGTCGATGGCAGACGACATCTCACTGATCGCCTCGGAGAGTTCTTCACCGACGAGCGAAGTCAGCCGCGTCGATAACGCGTTGATGTCGTCTCGCGTTTGGTTCAATAACGTTTCGTTCGCTGCTATTTGCTTCTGTAACACTTGAATCTCGGTATCGTGGCGCGAGTTCAAACTCGTCGTATGGAGCGCCAACTCCTCTACGCGGCCTAAAATGCGATCAAACTTGTCACCGAGTACTTCAAAACGTTCTGACGTTTGTTCCGCTTGTTGTTCCAGTCTGGCAATCGACACGACGACCGAATCAGCTACACGCTGACGGGTTTGCGAAACTTTGCGGCGCGGTCGTTTTGTAGCCATAGGTTATTTTGATAATTGGTAATTGCCGGGGTGACGAAGGTAGAGCATTGCACCCGTGGTCTCATCAACGAGAATAATACCGCGGCGACCATGACGACTGCGACCATATTCACGAATCGCTTGTCCACTTGGTCCGTTGCCCACGTATTCTTCATACCGAGCGTGTTTGCGCTTTCCAAGGCGACAGCGATGGAACGTTGCCGAATCCACCGAGAACACGCGGCGCCCTGCGAACATATCAGACGGTTGGTTGCGCGTCTCACCTGTTTGGCCGTTGCCAATGTCCGCAGACAGCGCGGAGAGTTGTTCGGTGAGTACAGTCGCTTCCGTTAAGTATTTATCTGCCGACGCACCTAGAACCGCCTCGGATAATTGCGATTCATTAAACCGTGAGGCTTTTTGGAGTTTCGTGATCGGTTCTTTCAGTAACCAGAACGCCGTAGCATAGGTAAAGAACGCCGATTGCCCACCGGGAATTTTCGCCAACAGACGCTTGAGGTTGTTCATGAGAATGTCCAACCACGTCCACGCGGCTTTATCTTTGGGGTCGGTGAGGGTTTTATACGGACGCAGGACATTGCCCTTCGCGCCAATAATCCCACGCTTGAAGGCGTCGGTCTTATTGAATGGCGTCGTCAGCTTTTTCACAAGCTGGAAGACGATATAGAGGTCAACGAGTCGTTGCATGTCCTTCAACCGTTTCTGACAATTTTTCCCACAACACCTCGTCGCGGGGGATATCTTTATTTAGGAGAATGATACCGTCAATCGGCAATAACGCCTCTGGCATCAAATTCAGATACTCCAACACGGTTTTGAGAGCAGGCCATGAGTTTTTATCAGTACGGAAGAAGAGAAGGGGGGCGACCGACGAGGCTTGAAAGACGTTGTAGATGCCAATAACGTGGTTAAGTAACAGTCGCGGGGCGATTTCTCCCGTGCGACTATACCGATTCACCAATCGCTTGACATATTTGACTCGTAGCAAATCGGATTGAAATTCATCCAACCCCGAACAACTCGGATTGTCATAGACTTTCATCGCATACGAGAGATAATTTTTCTTCGTCAAATTTTCCATAAAAAAAGGAGAGACATAACGTCTCTCCCTTTATTTAGCGAATATGTTTATGCTTAGAGATTCGATGCGCTTGAATTGGCTGCCAAGAGCCAATAATCAACACCGTTGATCTTCACACGAACCTTATGCGTGGCCGCCACCGTACCGCCGTTGGAGGTATTTGACAGCAGCGTGAGTGTGTTCGCACCCGCCGTGCTCACGCTGACGTTTGCGGCACCATTCAACCCGATGTCAAACAGATACAGCGTCTGTGCTGAGGTGGAGTTTGATGCAGCATCACCGAACCCGACGAACGCCTGCACATTAGCCACACGCACACCGCTATTCGCCACCGACAGCACGCTCACGTAGCTGTTCGCCAACACGCTGGTCGAGTTGCTCACGTCGAGCACAAACTTGGCCACGGCATGTTCTTTGGTGACCTTGGCGGCCGCCTCATGTAATTTGCTGACGGCACGCACGGCGTACTGGTATTCCGTGTTCGCGGAGGTACCTAACGCGTTCGTCACAAACTCTGCCGCGATGAGCGTGTTTGCTGAGGCAGTATTAGCGTTCACATTTGCCGTCAGCACACTCCGCAGCACGACGGCGGCGGGGTATGTTGCGTTTGTGACATACGAAATGCCGTTTCCAAAGATATCACTCGCGGTGATTTTCTTGGTAATAGGCGTACCGGTGGGGTCATCGACCACCACAAACAAATCACCAGAGGCGAGCGACGTAAGCTGCGTGAGTTCAGTAATTTTTTTATCTGCCATATCTCATCCGTTGTGTTCTAAAGTTGATACTTCTGGTTGAACGTCAACACCTGCGAGAAGTACATCACAGGCTTGAACGGCGCCGCTCAATTGAGCCAACTGCCCCTGTATCATCACTAATTCATCATTCAGTTCTTTGGTTCTCGTTTGTAATGCCACAATAACATTCGACCACTGTGCTTTTCGCATCTCAATCGCCGACACATCAATACTACTCATGCTCACTCCTCCATACTAACTATTTAGCAACCATCATAACCCTAAATATGCTTCTTCTCTTTCTCTGCGATAGCGTCGTCTTCCAGTTTCTGGGCTTTCGTTTTCAAGTCAAATTTGAGATGCCGCTTCGGATTGATGACCACCACCGACTTATTGTTTTCGGTATCCTCGGGGACACGCTCGTTCGGGTCAATATCTCCGTCATTATCGGGGTCATCAATGGTCACATATGGTTCACTATCCTGACGTAACCACGACGAGTCGTTCACCAGCATACTCACGACGCGACTCACTTGGGCGTCATCCGCCTCGGTCAACTTTCGTTTCTTACTCATAGACATCTCCTTCAGCGGACCTAATCGATCCTGAATAACTTTCATAAAATGTTTTGCGACACTATCCTGTTGCGCACCCGAGATCAGAATCTTTTTGAGTTGGGCAAGGTTTCCCTGTTGTGCGTATCGTCGTGCGGTCGTCCCGCTCACTTTCGAGGCATCCATCGCTCCCGTGCGCGGCAACGCTTCCACGCGCACGACCGCACGTTGTTTGGGGTCTTCCGCTTTTTGCCATGACCCCGCCATCTTTTCAAACCCTGCTTCGCGGTCTTCACCGACCAGTAAGGTAATCGTCCGATACCCCTTGTCGAGCGCCCATGTGAGGGCTTCAGCAGGAGTGCGTACCGACGCGGGGCCGATAATCAGCCCCGGCACGCTCTTTCGAATGACCGAGACCTTATCCTCATACGAGAGCGGGTTCTTGCGGTCTTGGGTATGCGAGACGAACACAGCGGTATCTGACTGTTCTCGGCGGGCCCGCGACAGGGCATTTTTGAACAGCAATTCATGCCCGATGGTAGGGGGCTGAAACCGACCGAAGATGAGAAAGATACCTTTGTTCATATACTTAATTTAGGTAAGTCACTAATTGTCGAAGGCTCTGCATGGAAGAGGTATGCAGGATACCCAACCCACCCGCCATTTCCCACTCGCGAATATTCTTGGAGAAGTCGTCAATCAGTACGGCCGGAGGACGCCCAATCGCCCGCTGGGCTTTCGCATATTTTTGTTTGTCCTCACGGCGCACGACCAAGACATTCTGTGGCGGAATTTTTTGAAAGTGCCGAGTCACCCAATTAATTTTATCTTGGGTACTGACCTTTCGCATTACTGCATCGTGATACCACTCATCGGGGATTGCGGTAAGAATGGAGAGTTTGATTTGCCCTTTATCTCGCAATTGCGTCAACCCTGCTATCAACCCTTTTGCATCGGGGAGCAGCGGGAGCGTGGCGAAGAGATGGGGATTTTGTTTGGTGATAATCGCCCACCCGTTCTTGTTGACGAGAAAATCATTCACTTTCTCTTTGGGCACACCAAAATCGCGTCGCATACCTTCATAGAAGTTGGCGAGTACTCCGTCCACATCACAAAAGACCTGCGGAACCTGCCCTGCGGCAAAGGGGGATTCGAGGAGGGACGGAAAGAGAATATCGAGGGCGGGATGATAGAGAGACATATTAGTGATGTTTGAAGTACTGCACACGACGTTCTTGTTTCGCCACCCACGCATCCGACGGCTTTCCTTCACCTTTATAGTAGGCAAGCACACGCCCCGTCTTCCGAGAGACAAACGCCCAGCGCCCATCTACTCGCTTCAGCATTTCCTGAAGATCGCTCCGATTCAGGTATTCGTGGAAAGACATCATGTCTGTATTTAGGACTGCCACATACACTACCCCAATTGCACATCCCGTCGCACCCGAGCGTTCTTTTTGACATACGCCGGAGGGCTAGGGAGTTCAAAGGAGACAGGACTAATAATATCATCCCACGCTTTCACCTTACGAAAAAACCGTTGAACCGATGGGTGAGATTCGTCGCCCAAAAACGTGTCATGGTAATACTGCACGGCGGGCAGCCGGCCACCTTTATTACGAAACTCCTCTTTGATGCTACGCGTGGTGAGCGGCGTGCGAGGATTCAGATAATACCATTCCTCCACGCAATCGTGCGCATATGCTTCTACCTCGTCCATGTCCCCAAGATACGTTTGTGTCTGCAATACGCGTTTCGGTAGATTGGGCATCGCATGAGGGCGGAATATTAAGACATTATCCAACCGACGACCATTTTGAAATTGTGCGCGATGCACTAACTCATGGGAGAGACACTTTAAAAACCGAAATTTGAAATATTCCCATGACTCTTGGCTAAGTTCCAACCGGCTGGTGCTTGGATGAATGCAGAGAATGATTTTAATACGAGCAGAATGCTTCACACTAGGCTCGTAGCAATACCCACCGATGGCGGGATAATACTGCCCGTGGTTGTCTTGGCCCGAGCCAAATCGTGCCGTGAGTTCACGGGTCACACGCACTCGTTGACCCTGTAGTTGCGTGTTTAGTCGTTTAATGAATGACTTAACATTCACGGAGCGGCCGGTTGTGACAGCCTGATGAATGACCGTATCAAATACATGTGTAATTCGTGGGTATAATTCTTCAATATTCCGCGATACAGACTGGTTTAAGATTTGAAGATTCATAATAGTAGCCTCCTATTTAGACCTTCACACCCTATACCATACTACGTTTCACCTCTATTTAGAAGGTAATCTTCGTTTTGTTGTTCCCCCGTAAGGTAGAACGCAAATTTCCCCGAGAAAGTTCGGTGGTTTCTGGGACGTAGGCTGTTGTTTGCCGCGTTCCACCAGAAGGTTTCGACATTCTTTTGGTATTTGACTTAAACTTCGATTCACCACCGGAGTCGGGGGTCGGTATAGGATCCGAAAGATATTGTTGATATTCGTCATTTGAGAGCCGCATCTTACTACGATCCACCTTGATAGTGAACCGACGATACTTGGAGGTGTCGGCGTAACGGTTCTTCAACTGCTTCACCATTAACAGCCCATCCTTCTCCAGTTCTTCGCTCGTCACCAAGGCGACCTGTAAGTCCGCCGTCTGTGGAAGACCAAACGACTCGCTGGTATTGGTCAACGACGGGTCGCTATTGTCAAACCCTTCGCGGTTAAACTGGGTGGCGGTGAGACAGGGCAGGTTCGCTTCGACGGCCAGCCCACGCAGTTCTTCCGCGATAGACTTGACGTAGGTATACGAGTTGGTTTGCCCACCCGCTTTGAACCGCACCGAGGAACAGATATTGATGTAGTCTACGATGAGCAGATCCGGCACAAACTGCTTCTTCAACGCAAGTTCATCCAGCAACACACGAAAGTGCCCGACGTGTCCACCACTGGTGGGATATTCTTTGATGATGAGTTTGCCGAACGCTTGACGCTGGTGGAGTTTCTCAAACGCCGATTCATACATGGACTTCGGCATCTGTTCCAGCGTATCCATCGTCACATCCAGCAGGTTCGCATCAATACGCTGGGCGATGCGTTCTTCCGCCATCTCCATCGTAATATACAGCACCTTCTTGCCTTGTGCGATGGTCGATGCGGCGACATGACACAGGAACAACGACTTACCGACGTTGGTGCCCGCCACGATGACGTTGAGCGTCTTGGGCGTCAACCCACCCCCCGTGATCTTGTTGAACAACTCCAAGTCAAACGGAATGCGTGTCTGTTCCTGATGATACAGGTCATAGCGAGCCTGAATATCTTCAAAGTAGTCGTGCCCGATGTGAGTGCGAAACCCCACCGACAAGGCATCTTTCAATAACGCCGGCACACCCGCTGCGGACTCAAAGTCTTTATCGATGAGCGTGATCGACTCGGAGATCGCCAGATACAAGGCCCGTTGCTTACAGAAGTTCTCGGTTTGATCCACCAACCATTGCCGACGACCACTATCGACGCGAGTGATCGCCGCGACATCTTTCAACAGCGTCGCGGTGTCGGTATACGTGCCACCAGACAGCGAGGCTTGGTCGAGGGAGAGTTTCAACGCATCGATGGTGGGCGAGACCTTATACGCAGAGACAAACTCATAGATCAAATCGTAGAGCGTTTGTGCGGGGGCGCTGGTAAAGTATTCCTTCTTGAGAAACGGCAACACCCGCCGTGTGTAGTCTTCATCACGAATGAGATGCGCTAATACAAGGGGTTCGATCATTAGTTCCTTTCCATACAAGACAAATATTCGACATGGGCGACTTTTCTTTCACCTGAAATCCCACCTTTTTTTCTATCCGAAGAAATCAAGACGTTCTTATCGCTTAATGGTCGGCCCTCAGAGACATAGCAGCGACGGCCGCGTTTTGACATCACGTTCACATCTAACGTATGACCATACTTTGTTGTTTTCGTATATGGTGGATCAATATAGACCAATGACGTATTGGAGATATTCACCGCAATCGCATCACCATGAATTCCTCTCACACCACCTGCGCGATCAATAATCGGCGCCATTCGTTCATACATAGTTTTGGGCATTGGCATCATCGGGTTGACCACACTTTGACGATTGGATGTCTGTGTTGGTTTCCAATAATTTCGAAATGTAATGTTTTTCCATGCATTGTCGCCCACCCAAATGGCTTTCCCACCGAAGGAACCGGCTTGAAGCAATAGAAAGACATACACATTACCAACCGTCTCAGGGCTTTGTGAAAGTTCTTTTAAAAATCCTTGTATGCGCTCTGGATCTGTGGGCACTCGATTAATCCAGTCACTGAACTCAGTCATACTGAATGCGCCCGCACCGATTGATGCCCATACAGCACCCCACGGTCCCGCATCTATCATCGTGATATCTGTCGGTCGGTATCCCCGATTCAATAACGCAAGACTGATTGCCCCCGAACCACAACAAACATCCACAAATGTATCCGTCTCAGAAAAATCCATGTGGTCGAGGATTTGCTCTGCGACCCGTTGCTTTCCCCCTTGATAAGTCACT